GTTTGTTATGACTAGAACCCGATACAGATCTAATCCCAAAACTAATGGGACATGGAAAAGATTTGGTTCTACGTTTGGTGGGAATGAAGTCATCCTTGAAGAGGGGACTGTCTCCGATCAGCCTGGTTTAGGCCTAGGAGATAATCTACCTTTTCAAGTTGACTCTACGATCATCAAAGGAGGCATCATCGACAACGTTATCAAAGATGGCGGTTCTTATTTCCGCCCATATTTTGATAACTTCTATGCCGAAGCGATGACCTTCGCTGGTCGTCCTTCCTTTCCACTCATAACATCCTATCCTGGAGAACAGTCGACGGCTGCATATGCAACGTCGGCTATAGCAAGGACAAGTCCGAACAATCCAACAGTGGATATTGTTCAAAATGTTCTTGAGATGGGTGATATTCCGAGAAGCTTGAAGATTGCGGGTGATACCCTCATCGACAAGTTTAAGTTGACAAAGACGCAAAACGTCGGAGCCGACTTAGCTCAGAATTATCTTCGATTACAATTCGGTCTTAAACCGCTTGTAAAAGATATACAGAGGACTTTAGATTTCTCCGATCACGTTATGAAACGTATCGAGGTTATCAAAAAGCTCCAAAGTACCCGTGGCTACAGGAGAACGGTCAACTTGGACGATCTGTCTAGTTCGCAGACAAATAATATTTATCTGCAAACAGCCGGTGTCACCTTAGGTGCAACGGTACAGACCGTGGGACATAGGAAGATCCGTGGTCACGTCAGGTGGTTACCTGTCGGAGACTACAGTCATCTTAGTCAAGTTGAGATGTTGGCTATGGCAAGACAAGCCGTTTTCGGCGTTGGCATTGACTTCTCATCGTTATGGGAAGCTATGCCATGGTCTTGGCTCATAGACTGGTATACAAATTGTGGTGATCTGCTTATGCAGCTCCGCAATGAAATACCATGTACGGTTGATAGTGTTTCCATCATCCGCAACACCTATTCAGAGTCAATCTTTCCTTCGTACACTGGACCTGAGTTCCGCTATTCAGCGGGGCAGGTGGCCAAAGAACGTAAGGAGAGATACCCTGGACCGTCGTTAGCTTTCGATGCTCATCTGCCCTTTCTCGGGGCGGACCAAATGGGCATACTTGCTTCGTTATTGGTAATGAAGCGGAAAGTATCGCTCAATCCAATAGATGGGTCACTTCGACCCTTCTAAGAAGCAAGAACTAGGAGTAGTACCATGTTTGCAGATCCGTCTGTCGTCACCATCAATGCGGTGGCCAAGAATCTCGTTCGTATTAATCAGGATAAATACTCGTCAGAGTATTTGCTCCGAACTTCTACGGAAGAGTATCGGCTGAACCTCAGGAACACATCGTACACTGATAAGAAGCGTGGTGTGGTCATTGACCGTCACAACGCCGAACTTATCTGGACGGTGTTCCCTGTCGCGCCCGCTACCCTTTCTACTGTTAGAAAGGCGTATACAGTTATTGAGAATCAACGGGGTGATACCCTCGTCGATCCTCGCAATTGTACTGCGGGACTATTGGCGTTCTTGACGAATGCCAACATCGACAAATTGATGAACTTCGAGTCTTAATATGCACTCCTCGAAAGAGGGGGGTATATTAAGTGAGAAACTCGAATGGTGATCGACGGAGCTGTGGCTTGGATCTATAACCTCCAGAATAGGAGACAAGATGAAAAGCCAAGTAAATGCTCTACTCCATGTCACAGAGGGTATCCTTACGGATATCTCTCTGACGTACCCGGAGCTAAAGGAAAAGTTGTCCAAAGATTTGGATCGACTCACCCTTTACTCTCAGACTAGGGGTCTTGGGTTGTTCACCCTTGACCTTCCTCACCTAGAGTCTCTATTACTTAGAGCACTCGAGGAGGGGCGCCTATCACTTGAGGGGCCTTTATCAAAGGCTGTGTCCTCAGTGACCAAGGTGCCGAGGTTATTCTCGGGACTTTGGTTGCGCGTGTTTGAGAGAGACTCCTGTTTGAAGCATGAGGTAGATGTCAATGCTCTTTTCTTCTTACGGCAACTTTGCGTTGTTGGTAAGAGGATTGAGCTGATATGCTCCGACGATCGCATTTATGCGAAAGTAGGTGAATATCATGCCATCGAACGTAGTCTCCGCAAGCCCAGTTTTACCTGGGAGTGCGATGAACTCCGCCTCGACCGAAGAGAAGATCGTGGTTCTTGCGAACCAAGGATATCTCCCAGAAATCGCCGTAATTACTGTGGCGATCTGTTTGATCATGGTGGTATTCTTTATCCTGTTCCCGAAGAATCGGGTCAGCTAGAGAATCCTCATGAGCTTACAGCGGTCAAGGATAAGCGTTTGTCTGATGACCATATGTCTGTGCATATTGTACAGGCAGTGGATCATCGTCGTTCTAATGATTTTGATGATGATACTTTGTTTCCTTCCGGAAACAAATTAGAATCTCAAAAGCAGAAGATTGACGACATTCGCCTCCTCAACAAGATTCAGCAGGTTGCTGATCTTGTTTTCAGTACCTTTGATCCGTTCGAACCAATTGCTTTCAGCAGTTGGCTTTATGAACGTGGACAAGGTATTGGCTTCAAACATGGCCCTGGTGCAGTTGCGGAACGGCTTAAGTCGCATGAGAAATCATGCTTCCCAAACTGGCCGCATAAGCTTCAAGGCTCATTTCCTTGGGAGCTCTGTGGGAAACCCATAGGTGCTCCTTTGGAGAGGCCATCCTCTCACGAGGTGGCCTCGCGTCTGATCTGCGTTCCGAAGACCGCAAAAGGTCCTAGGCTTATTGCTGCAGAGCCGACATCACATCAGTGGTGTCAGCAATTGCTGCTACGATTCTTATTCGTGCAGTGTCGTGAACACTTCGGTGTTCACTTCATTGACTTTAAGGATCAGCAGAAATCAGGCGCTATGGTCTTGAAAGCATCCCTTGATCGGGAGCTAGCAACGGTAGATTTATCCGATGCCAGTGACCGACTCACGTGTTGGACCGTGGAGCGCTTACTAAGGACGAATGAGTCCTTACTTTGCGCTTTGCACGCCGCACGTACGAGGTATATTCGGGACGAAATTTCCGAATATCCAAGCTTCCTGTCATTACGGAAGTTTGCCTCGCAAGGTACTGCAACGACGTTTCCTGTTATGAGTTTGGTCATGCTATGTATTGCTTTGGGTTCAACCCTTAACGATACAGATCGCGTGACCTGGGCTCGGCTCAGGGAACTTCGCACCAAGGTTCGTGTGTTCGGCGATGATATTATTTTGCCAACACACGGGTATGGGCGACTAGTGCGCGCTATGGACCTTCTTCAGTTGAAAGTTAATACGGCCAAAAGCTATATTAACGGACACTTTAGAGAGTCCTGCGGTACGGACGGCTTTAGGGGTTACGATATTACCCCGGTCAAACCGAAAACACTAGTTGCTGACAGTCCGGCTTCGTGCCAGGCTGTAGTAGACACATCCAACAATCTCTTTAATAAAGGATTATGGTATGCATCAAGAACAGCCGATGACCAACTTCCTATTTCGGTACGAAAGTACCTCAGGATTGTGGGTCGAAACGAAGCTGGCTTCTCCGGTTTCACGTCCTTTGTTGGAGGCGATGAACGCCATCTTGTTAAAAGATGGAATACTCGCCTACATCGGGACGAAGTCCGAGTTTGGTCTAGTAAGACTAGAACTCAGAAATCGGAGAGAGGAGGATTTGACGGGCTACTGGACTTCTTTGCCAGAGCATACGATTCTCGCAACCCTAGGGTTGTGTCTGAATCCGTCAACCTCCGAAGAACGATCGCTCGTTCTTCATGGGAGCCCCAGAACACTGATGCTCGCGGTTATGATTGGCTACGACAAGGCCGGTTTACTTCCAACTATTCAACCGATCATCGATCGGTGTATAGAAAGAGGTAAGTCTTTGGATATACATCAGTATATCACAAAGGACGTCCTTGATTATAGCTTATACATAACTGCGTATGAGCTTCAGGACTCCTTAGCCGATTATTGTGCTTATTCTGGTCAAAAGGCCAGGTAACCACTAGCATAGGTTTTGCAAAAGTGGACTCTTACCCTTCCATTATGGAAGATTAGATATCCACTATAAACCTATGCGATTGATAATCGTGTAAAGGAGCGTCTGCTCTGGGTGGTGGCAGATTCATCTGCAAAGCGCTGTAATATGCGCCTAACAGATGGCATGCCGTGG